CCGGATGCCAGAGTAAATTGTATAGCCCTTGCTCTTCTAAACAAATACGTTTAAAGTCAGCTTCTAATGATGCCTGATATGCTACTGCTTCAGACCAAATGTCTACAGTGCTGCCAGTTGGAAAATATTTATCTTGATCTTTATGAACTATTCCCCATTCCATCATCATTTCCATAATGGCTTCTAGTTTTTCTACATTACCCATTATTCTTAATCGTTTACAGTCAATAATATAAATCTTATCTCCTACTCTGCCACCCATAACAAATACTGTATAGTCATTTCTTTCTCTAATACCTGCAGATAGATCAACACCTACACCCAAACAATCAAACTGTGTTGGTATCTGTCCCTTAATAATCAAATCAGGAGAGACAGACATGTCACTAGTTCTCACAATTTGATTCTGATACTGGAAACTGAAACTTATTGGTGATTGTCTTCTACGATCATTTAAATAATCAAGTGACCACATTTCTGGCCAATAAGATTTTTCATCACCGTTTTCATCGACAGTTACTGCTGATTGTATTATTTGTATCCAATCATTATCAGGAGTAAAGGTAGTTTGATGTATATCATCATGTCTGAATCTTGTACCAAGACATATAGCTCTGCCACCTTCAAACATAGTTGGAACAATAACTGAGTTCCAGTTATCTTCCATAGCTACACGAATATCTCTGTTCTTAATATCATCAGCTGATTTTATAGCATCATCAATAATACATAAATGAGAACGCTTTGATGTAACAGCACCTTTTAATCCTGCACAACATAAACTAAATTCTTCTTCACCAGTTGATCTTATACCTGCAAATTTCCAATCAATACTCCAATACTCATTAGAATTTATGCCTTTGGCAATTTTTACCATAGGGAATATTTCTCTATAAATTTTACTATCTTCAATAATTCTTTTTATTGCTGCACTCTTTGGTCTAGCAACATCGACAGTATATGAAATATATAAAATCTTTAATGGTTTACGATTAAGTGCATGTACACCAATAGCCCAGGCTGTAAATAAACCTAGCACTGTAGATTTAGCAGATCCTCTTGGTGCAAGTATATCTACATTTGGTCCAGCAATATTAATTAAACATTCACTATCTTCATGTGTATATAGATGTTCATGCCATAAATTCATATGTTCTGCAGGAGGTTTATCTCCTACAACATCACAGAAATATGCAAAGTCTGTTCGAGCTTTATCAACATCAACTGAAGATGTTTTCTTTACGACTTGTTGTTTAGCAGCTGCACGG